ATGCCGGAGCAGGTGACCTTTTTCATGAATTCGGTGGGGTGGCTGATGGGACTCGAACCCACGACAACAGGAATCACAATCCAGCAGCGGCCCATGGATTTCCGCAATTATATCAAAGCGTTACGCTTTTGGTGTTACAACGGCGACTCGACTTTTTGCGGATTTCTCCCCTATGAGGGAAATGGGGCGTTGTAAAAAATCTTACTCGGTCGCGCTCGCTTTTCGCACCTTTCGCCGGTCGTAATGACGGTGCGTCGTCGACGGGTTTGCGTGGGCCGCGAAGTCGTAGGCGTCGGCCTCCCGCTTCGACAGCTTCGTCGTGATCGCGGCCGGCCTGATGTCCAACTGGGCGAAGTATTCGGGGTGCTGCGTCAGCGTCTTCTCGGTCACATCAGGGTCCAGCGTCTTCACGTAGGTCAGCATCGCCTCGCCCCAGGATGAGGTCAGACCGCCCTTTGTATAACACTTACCGCCCGCTGCGGGAAACATATAGACCGACTCCTTCGGCTTGACCCGCTCATCCTTCTTCATTCTGTTGACCCAGTAGTAGTAGGTCGACTCCTTCATGCCGGCGGCGGCAGCTGCAGCTTTCGCAGTCTCGCCCCGGGCTATCGATATCGCGATCTGCGCCAGGGCTTGGCTCGCTTCCTGGGGAATCGATGGCATATGCTGCTGCGCCTGCTCCACGCGCTTGACCACCATGCGCAGCCGCGGTGACCACTCTCGCAGCTTCAGCGTCTCAGCCTCACCCCGTTTCCGTTTCGCGCCCACCGCGGTCACACCTTCTTTGCCACAGGCAGTCTTCAGCATAGGCCGGACCTCTGCTGTCCGGAAGCCGGTCAGGTAGGTGAAAAGGGCCATGCACCCCATCAGGCGGGCCACGCGGTTTTCCTGGCGCTGGGTCCAAAAGTAGAAGCGCACGATCTGTGACCTCGACACTGTGCGTACGTCCTTCTCGAGCACATCGGTATCCATGTCCACAAATGGATTCAATTCCATCACCCCCCATCGGATCGCCTTCTTGCAAATCGTCGAGAAGGTGTAGAGCTCCTTCCAGGCTTTCGCCGGCGCGCCGGCCGAAGCGCGCGCCTCCACGTACTGGTATCCGTGGATCGTCCTGAGCGAGCGCGGCGCCATCTGGCCGAAGAACTTCGTCAGGTTGGCGTAGATGCCATTCCGGACCGCAATGCCTTCCTTCGACTGGTCGCGGTAGTGCTTCGGATCCTCTTCCGTCTTGAACCGGTCAATAAGCTCGCCCAGCGAGCCGGCTATGATCCGGCCCTGCTGGATATCGATCGCGCGGCGCTTGGCCACGATGTCGGCTTCGCGGATTGCCTGCTTGTCGCCGACCGCCGCCGTGGCCAGAGTTTCGTTCTTCCCGTCCGGGTATTGGTAATACCAAGACACTTTCTTTACGCCGGTTCTTTTATAGAGCCGGTCGATCCCTGTGCGCTCTTTAAGAGAAGGCCTGGAGGTTCGGTTCGTCCGCATATTTTTGTCGTTTTGGCTCATCGGTAATGCCCATCATACGGTCATGGTAGGCGCGCGCAACTTTCGGCAGCCCGGTCGAGCCCACCTCAAATCGCCACTTCCTCGCGCGCAGCCATGCTGCCATCCTCGTCCGCTGGTTCGGTTTGCAGTCGACCAACTCGGCCAACTCATCCGCGCTCAAGTATCCGCTTGCGCTCATACATCCTCCGCTCATCCTTTTTTTGCTACTGCCGCGCTCAGCCCGGCATAGCACTTGCTGTGAAACGCGCGCTTCGCCAGAAGCCCGCCGCCCGGCGCCTTGGCGCGCACATACCGCTCGCCGGTCTGGATCGACAGGCCGCAGAATGCGCACTGGTGCTGGCGGCGCGCCTCGTGCGTGATGTTGCTCAGGTCGACCATTAGCTCGCCGCCTTCTTTTCGGTCGGCGCTGCCACGACCTTGCAGAACTGCGCCGACCAGCCGTAGGCGCGACCGTTCATCTCGACGTCCAGCGCACCATTTCTCTCCGCATGGGTGATAACGGCGTCGTCGTACCTGCCGAGGCCGATCTCCTGCCGAACGGTTGCGCCCACGACGTAGCCAAGCGCGCGCCAGTCCTGCACGACCTGCGGCTTTTCTACCGCCCCACGCCGCGCCCGATCCGCCGCCACCGCATCACGCTGGCCCTGGCGGTACTGCTCGGCGGTGAATAGCGGTTCAGGCTGACCAATAGGCGGCAGTAGACGGAAAGGAATGGCATCATGGCAAGTGAAGAGTTCCTCGCCCACCGCCCAGGCTGCTGGCGCCGGCAGCCCTTCGTCGTCCACCTCAGCAGGGCGAGAAGCAAGGGCGGCGCGGAGATCGGCGATTTCGGCTTTCATGGCGAGCGACGCCTCTTGCAGCGACGGCATCATCCCGGTATCCCCGCATCGCTCCTGCCACGTCTTCACCTCGGGCGCGGTGCTGGGCGATGGCGGGGTGGCGCGGCGGTTCCAGTCTGCATCCGTGGCAGCAGTAGCGCCGCACTCGTCGCATCCCGGGCCTTCAGCCGTCAAGCTTTCCCATGCGTCGCGGGAGACTTCGGCGCTACCGCAGAACGGACACGGCAGCAGGTCATGGGAGGGGTTAGCCATGGTCGGCCTCCTGCTCAGGTTTCGTGCCGCGCCAGGCATGCCACGCATCGACGTCGATAAGAGGGATCGACACGTGGTCGTCGCCGAACTCAAACGTCGACTGATACTTGGCGCCTGGGAAGCTGAAGCGCACCAGCGCCTTGCCGCCGTCGTTCTTGTGTTCCTTGGCTTCGAGCCGGCGGTACACGTGGACGTGCTTGATGGTGCAGCCCGGGAACTTCGCCTCGAACAGCTCGATCAGGTCGACCTCGGCGCGCTGGCGGGTGCGGCGATCCAGCCATTCCCTCTGGGAGCAGCGCTCGCTGCAGTACACGTGCTGCCCTTCGGCGATGTGGCCTTCATGATCGTCATAGACCTGAGTGCCGCAGTGCATGCACTCGAACCACCAGCCGGCTGCCAGCATCGCGCTTACCGGCACAGGCCCTGGAGCGTGCTGGTCGAGCACCGGCATACGGCGGCAGGACTCGATGTCTTCCCAGTCGCAGCCGATCTCGTTGGCGCCATGGCGGCGCGCGGTGGCGCTGTTGGTGGCGAACTGGATCGACCAGCCCTCGTCGCCGTCGTGGACCTGGTAGGCTTTCAGCGGCTTCATGCTCCATCTCCCTGGCCGCCGTCGAGCTGGGCGGCGCGATTTTCGTACTCGCGCCGGAACGTCTTGAAGGTGTCGAGCGACATGACGTGGTGATAGCCCGAACCCGCATAGGCTTCCTCATCGGTTTGGCCCGGCAGCCCCGGCGCTTCCGGTGTGCCGGGGGCGCTAGGGGCGGCAGCAATAGCAGCTTCGAGCTTCTTCAGGATGCTGTTGACCGACGTATAATCGTTGCGGCTTACCGGATACTTTGTGTCCACGATCTCCTGGATTGCGGACACGGGAATCACGGCCAGCGCGCCAGGTGCTGCGGCTTGCTGGGCGCGCAGATCGGCCCACCCGTCGACATCGGCTTTCAGCCCAAGCTTCCACGCCTGATCGAGTGCGGCAAGGCTGGGCTGTGCGCCTTGGGACTGAGCGGCTTCCAGTTCCTCGATCCGCGCATCTGCTTGTGCGATCCGAGACTTCGCCTGTTCGAGCGCCAATTTCAGCAGGCCGGTGTCTTGGGACTGAGCGGTGAGGGCTGCGCGTGCTTTCTCCAGTTCCGAACGCAGATATTCGACAGCGGCTTCGTGGCCTGCTGCATACGTGGCCATGCGACGCTTCAATTCGGCTTCGAGTGCGCCGCTCTCTGCATGCTGGGCGGCTGGGGCGATACGGGCGTCGATGTGGGCAATGAGTGCCGCCTTGGCTGCGCTTGCGTCGCCGATGAATAGCGCCTGTACGGTATGCAGTAAATCGCGGAATTCGGGAGTGTCGATGGTGTCGGCTTGCGGCGCTTCGCCCTCTGGCTGGGCGCGGCGAGCCAATTCGATCAGGGCCAGCACGGCGGCAGGGTTGGCGGCGGCGATGAAGGCGCGGTCGCTCTCTCCACAGCAGATGTCGGCGTAGCCACGATGGGAGTAGGCGTGCAGGACTCCACCGTCGATTCCGTCGTCGGCACTCAGGCGAAGGATGCTGTTGCTGGTCCACCAGGACCACGGTCCAGGCGTTGCCGCGCGCGCCAGCGCTTCCAGGCGGTCCAGGTCCGTCAGTTCAGTTGGATTGCTCATTTCGATTCCTTTGCTGGCGATGGGGGAAGTGGCATCCAGTGGGTGACGCTCGCATCTGGGCGGCCGCCGGTGCGGAACATGCCCTTCTCAGCGTCGTAATAGCCGAGGCGGATGCCCCAGCCCGCGCCGTCACGACACTCGAAATCAGTCATGGCGCAATGCCCGCTCAGAAAGCACAGCACCTCTTCGCTGTCCTGCCCTTGCTCGCCCGGAAAGCGTTCGTCCACGCTGATCCACCCCGGCACCGCTACCTGACCGGCCGTAGAACCAGTAGCCAACTCGGCGGCAGCGTGGCGCGCGTCGCGGTGGCCGCACTTGTATGCGACATGCTCAGTGCTGTGGCGAACTGGATCGTAGGGCGATGTCTCCCGCAGGCGAATGATCGCGTCGTGCAGGTCGGCCGCCGCTACCTGACCGGCTTGTGCCGCGACCGGGGCCGCACCTTCGATCGCAACTGGCTCGCCGGCCATGTTGAAGCGGAGCAGACCGGCGAGATCCACGTCTGGTGCCGGGGGTGCGCCGGCCTCAACCAGCTCGACGACTTGCACGCGCTCGTGGTGTTCGCCGGCGTGAGGGAAGGTGCTGCCGAGCGGACCGACGACACCGTGGTTCGCGCTGGTGAGCAGGATCGCCCAGGTGCGCCGCGCGGTGGCCGGTGGCGTGGCGCTGGGAGTGGCGCCGGTGGCGCGGGTGATTACTTGGTTCATCAGTTCTGTCCTCGATGTGTGCGTCGCTCGGCCGGCGGCGCCAGTTTGTTTTTGAGCTTGTCGCGCTGGGCCTCGGCCAGCGACAACGCGGCTTCGAACCGGGCGATCTCGGCACGCGCGGCGCTCAGCTCGTCGTACAGGTGGCGCGCCAGCCGCTCGGGGCACTGGAAGGTCACGCGCAGGGCTTCGAAGCTCACGACTCGACCGCCTCGAGCGCGCGGTAGACCTCGCGCATTTCCTCTTCGTGTTCTACGCGCTGGATATCGCCGATGATCAGCAGCAGGGCGAAGACGGCGACCAGGGCCAGGGCGATGCGGCGGATCACAGCGGCCACCCGTTCAAGATGGCTGCAGTGCACAGGACGACTACGGCCAAGACCGCGATCGTGAAGCGGCTGGCGGCGGCGAGATCGTGCTCGCTGTACGGGCGCTTCATGGCATGCCTCCCAGGGCGGCGAGCGCGGCGCGCAGCTTCGCTTTTGCGGCCTCCGCCTCGAAGCGGGAGCGGTCCAGCGCCGCCAGCGCCGTGAGCACCACGACCGATGGTGCGCGCACCAGGTCCTCGATCGAATCTTTGTACAGCGCGCGCAGCTCGAAGCGCTCCGGCGCGGCCTGGACATAGGCCAGCAGCTCCTCGGTCTTGATGTCGGCCCAGAGGCGGTGACGCTCGTCGGCGCGCGGGCGGTACTGGTAGACGACGGTCGAAGGCGGCAGCGGCGATCCATCCTCGCCCCAGTCGAGCGAATGGCCGGGCAGGAACAGGTCGTCGACGCGGCGCCGCAGCGCGCCGGGTGCTGGTGCTGGTGCTGGCAGGCTGGTGCTGGTCATTTCTTGGCCTCGTCTGGCTGGGTGATGGGGGCCTTGCTGTCGATCGCTTTCAGGTCGCTGTAGTAGCGCGACGAGCCGCGGTTGGCGCGATAGTTGCGGATCGCATCCAGGTCGGCCTGGGTCATGCCCTGGCTGTCGGCACTCGGCGCGCGGTAGATGCGGCGTTTTTTCTGGGGCATGCTCAATCTCCTGATGGTGGCGCGCGGCCGGTTACTGTTCGACCACCAGCGTCACGCCCAGGGCGCCGGCCTCGTAGGCGGCGTCAATCAGCGCATCGCGGTTGCCGATCGCGGTGTAGGTCGTGGTGCTGGTGGCGGTGCGGGTGGTGATGCGGAAGCACATGGCGGTCACTCCTTGCTTTTCGCCCGGGCGCTGGGCTTGCGGCGCGAAGTCGCGCGGGTGGGGTTGAGCGCGGCAGCTTCGTCGCGCTGCTCGGTCAGCAGCTGGATCGCGGCGCGGGTGATGGCGGCCATCGTGGCGGCGGCGACTTCGGGGTGCGCTCCGTAGAACTCGGTCACCGCGCGCCGGCTGCTGCCGTAGCTGACCGACACGCTGCATTCCTCGTGGTCGTGCTTGACGTTCAGGCCGCGGCGGATCGCCAGCTCGCCGGCGTCGCGCAGGTTGCGGCGGTACTTTGGCAAGTCGACGCCGCGAAGGCCGCCGTAGCCGCTGCTAGCCGCCATCCCGGGCTGCCGGGCGTGAACTGGCACGTCGAACCACACGGTGGTCGGCCTTATACCGCGCAGCTTCTTGTCGAGCAGGCCGAGCTTGATCTCGTCGTCGATCGCCTGCTTCAGGTATTCGGTGTCGTACTGCTGGGTCATGCCGGCACCTCGCTGGATTCGGCTGCTGTCGCGTGCCGTGCCGTCGCATGCGCTTGCGCCAGTCGCTCAATGCGCTCGAGCACATCGTTCGGGTCCAGCCCGAGAGTGAACGATAGGGTGATGATCAGCGCGAAGAAGCGGTCGTCGCCTTCGTCACGCGCTGCGAGCACGGTGGCGGCCATCTGGCCCAGCTGCTCGGTGGTGTACTTGCCCATGCTTTTCTCCAGTTCATCCGGGGCCCTGCTGGGCTCGGTTGCGATGGAGTCATATTAGTCCGACTAATTTATGATGTCAACAGTCGGACTGATAATTACGAGAAAATAGTCGCGCTGGCGCTGCCGGCAGGCCGGCCCGAGCTACGGGCAAAAAAATACCCGCGCTGGGCGGGTATGGAGGCGGGAAAAGCAAGGGCCCCAACAAGTGGGGCCCGAATGTCGTTGCACAGGATTGCAATCTCCAAGTGCAAAGGCCTCCGAAGAGGACTTCAGCCTGATGCTTGCGCAGCGCAGGAACGACACCATCATAGCGTTTAAACGCTACAAGGTCAATCGTGCAGGCCCAGAGCGAAGGCTACTGCCTGTCGAATTTCTAGCAACTTTTCAGGGGCAACGGGCACCTGATAGTACATGCGACTACCATCCGAGATCTTGCCGAAGCACGGTAGTGAGAGGCGGTCAAATGAGACCTGGTAGATCATGTCGCACTTGGCCCAGCATATCGCTCGATCATACGGCTCCGGTAGAGCCGGTTCAATCTGCAATCGCACATGAAACTTCTCCACTGGCCTAGGGGCAGTCGTGCTTAACGGAACAATGGTGCATAGGCGCGGACTATGCTTCCTCTTCGGCGAAATGACCACGACAGGCCTGCGCTTCGTCATCTCGGGGTCGTTAAAGCCCTTGAAATCACAAATCAGAATCGAACCCTGCTCAGGGAAGAATTTAAGAGCCATAAATTATTTGCTGGGGATCGTAAGCCCCGCGGCATCCAGGCGTGCCGTAGCGCCTTATTGATTGGCCGGCCTTACCGCCGTCGCCCGCGCCTGCTCGCAGACTGCGGGGATTTTTTCCTTCGGCACGCCCTTGGCGGCCAACACGCGCTCCATCCTAGCGCTCTGGCCCATGCACTGGTCAAAATCAGCCTGCGCGTCCGGATAGGGCTTCGGCCCGCGCCTCCCAAGGTTCTCCATGTTTTTCTCGAAACTGCTGACGGCGGATGCGCTTGCCTTGCATGCTTCCAGGGCTAGCTCCTCGACCGACATGTCCTTCATCTCTTGATAATCGAGCGCGACACAGGGGCTCGCGAAAGTCGCGCTAGAGATCGCTGATAATGCAGCTGCGGCGATAAACTTTTTCATCGGTCCTCCATGAGATAGCGTTCATTTTCTCTGATTTAAAAGGGTAGCTCGTCGTCATCGGGGAGGTTCAGGTCGCGCCAGGCCAAGTCGGGCGAAGCCAGCACATCAGCCGGGGCCTCGAGGCCGCGCACACGGATGCCGCTATCAGCCTCCCAGTCCGGCGTGATGATCGCCACGTTGATGCCCGGGAATCGCTGGGCGATCTTCTGCTCGAGGCGCTCTATGTCTGGCCCATCAAATTCAGCCGGATCCAGCTCGACAACGATCAGCGGGCCGAGCCATTCGGCAATCGCGAATCGCCTCATTGCTTCATCCGCCCCGAGACTACTCGGCCAGGCTGGTACACCACCTTGCCGATAATATCGGACGCCGGCGTGCGGTAGGGTACCGGCTGAAAATTCGGATTGAACGAGCGCATGTACCACTGGTGGCGCTCGAAGACCAACTGCTTGACGGCTGGCTTGCCGTCGCAATTCACTGCGTAGACCTCGCCCGAGACCAGGCGCCGATCGGCCACGTTGATGACGATGGTGTCGCCGTCGGCGAAGACGGGGAGCATGCTCAGGCCGCGCACCTTGATGGCCAGGAGGCACTGAGGTGCCCACTCTTCGGTCTCGACCGCTTCCCGAGGGATCTGAATCAGCCCGCCATCCTCGAATTCTCGATCAGCCTCAAACCCGGGCACGCCGGCCTCGACGCGAATGTTCACGGCCTGGACGGAAATAAGGCCGCTCGGGTCCGGCTCATCCAGGGATACCGGCGTCGCCTTCCGGACCATCGCGGCAGGGTCCACCGGCTCTGCCGGGCCGGTGTACTTCTCGATCTGGGCCGCCAGCAGCGGGCTGAAGTCGGCGACGGACTTCCCGATGAGGTTCGCGAACTTGGTCGCGGCGTCGATGTTCAGCGGGATCCGCCCGTTGAGGTACTGGCTGAGTGCACTCTGGTTAAAGCCGAGCTGGTCGCTCAGCGCCTCTTGGGACGAGGGGAGCCCAGCTTCGCGCTGGGCTTTCTGCCAGGTGGCGAACAATTGCTTCAGGCGAGCTGCGTCTTCGAGCTGCTCTTTTGTGAGGGGTAAGGCTGGCATACGCGCGAGGATATAAGTAAAACTAATATTCGACAATTAGTCAGACTGTTGACATTGATGATTAGTCGGACTAATATTCAAGCATGAACTCGATCAAATCCCTCCGGGCGCGCCTCGGCGTCACCCAAGAAGCACTGGCCGCCGGCATCGGCGTTACTCAAGGCAACGTGTCGAACTACGAGCGGGGGCAACAGGTGCCGCCAGACGTCGCCCGAAGGTTGATCACCTACGCCCATGGACTGGGCTTCGGCGTCACCTTCGACGACATCTACGGGCCGCTGCCCGAACTGCCGCGCCGACGACAGGCCGATAAGTCGAAGTGATTTTCGAAGTTTCCATCACTGCATTGTCGCGCCATAAACATTTCCACGCATCATTTGTTCTCAGGAACCGCACATGAACTACAAGGACGCCTTCCACCGTACCGTGCACGAAGCCCCAGGCGGCTGCGAGGCCCTGGCCGTGCGCATGGGTTACACCGCCGGCCTGCTGCGCAACAAGGCCAACCCGAACTCGACGACGAACGTCCTGACGATGGACGACGCCTCGCGGGTGATGGAGCTGACCGGCTGCCACGACGTTCTGCACGCCCTGGCGCGCCAGCACGGCTTCGTGTGCACGAAGATCGACGAGCAGCCGGCCAGCGACATGGCGGTGCTGGAATCGGTCACGGATATCTGGCAGAGCCTGGGCCAGGTCGGCACGCAGGTGCACACCGCGCTGGCCGACGGCCGCATCGACCGCCACGAGGTCGAGAGCATCGAGAAGGCGATCTTCGTTTCGATTCGCCCGATGATGGAGCTGCTGGCCCGCCTGAATGGGATGGCTCAGTGATGTCGCGCCGCTTCCAACCCCAAATGCGCGCCGCGATCCTGGTGGCGCTCGAAGCTGGCTACCAGCGCACCGATGAGATCAGCGCCGTCACCGGCTTCTCCACGAAGGACGTCAGCACGCGCCTCTGCTACATGCGCGGCCTTGGCCTGGTCAATGCCGTGCGCGCGCCGTCGGCACACGGCGGCACCGCCTGCATCTGGCGCCTGGGCCCGTCCGACCTCGACGAGACGTACTCGCAGGCCGATGAGCGCCAGGTCGTGATCAGCAGCAAGTACCCGACCCTGGGCCTGCGCGACCCGCTGGTGGCTGCACTGTTCGGCGCGCCGGCCGCAACCTTGATGGTGACTGCATGAGGCACTGCGTCGCCATCCAAGACTGGCTCGGCCACCACGGCGAGCCGCTGCATCCCGAGAGCATGCAGTTCACCACCAGGCCGGCCAAGAGCTGCCGCGGTTGCCTGTTCGCTGGCCAGCACGCATCGATCTGCGATCGCGCCTGCCAGGTCGCCCAGCGCGCGGAACTGGAGCACTGCGAGCGCGGCGTGATCTACGTCGCCAAGCCGGTCGACACCCGCCAGCTGCCGCTGGTAGAGAAAGGCCACTGAAATGGCACGTGCACGCAACATCAAGCCCGGCTTCTTCACCAACGACGAGTTGGTCGAGCTGCCGTTCGCCACCCGGCTGCTGTTCATCGGCTTGTGGACCATCGCAGATCGCGAAGGCCGCGTGGTTGATCGTCCGAAGAAGATCAAGATGGAAATCTTCCCGGCCGACGACGTCGACTGCGAGCAGGCGCTGGGCCAGCTGGCCGACAGCGGCTTCATCACGCGCTACCAGGCGGACGGCATCAAGGTGATCGAGATCGCCAACTTCGCCAAGCACCAAGCACCTCATTCCACGGAGAAGGACAGTGCTCTGCCTGACGCGGAGGGCTTTTACACCGTGAATGAGCGCAGCAAGAACGGTGGGATAACAGGCAAATCTACCAAGGCAAAGGCGGTAGAAACGAAGGCTAACGTTAAGCCACCGTTAGATAACGTTATCCCACCGTCTGATAACGCCCTGATTCCTGATTCCCCCATCCTGAATCCTGATACCCCCACCACCACCGACGCGAGCGCGCCGGCGGAGGGCGGCGGCGGTCCTGCCGATCCGGACGACTTCCGGCCGCCAGGTGCAGCGCCACTGCCGCCGCGCCAGGACCTGCCAGAGCCGGTCGCCCCGGCGGTTGCCATCGCCGTTGCACTGCGCCCCCTTGGCGTCACCGCCACCTCGATGAACCCGATCGTCATCGGCTGGGCTGATCGCGGGGTTTCGATCGAGTTGCTGGTCGAGGCGGTGCGCATGGCCCGGGAGCACAAGGGCGACGAGAGCATCCCGCCGCAGTACCTGGCGCCGATCGTCGAGCGCCTGCTGAACCCGGCCGAGCGCCGCACCGCGGCCCGCCCGCCGGCCGTCAACGAAAAATTCAACTTCTCGCACCTGGACCGCTCCGGCGACCAGCGCGCGATGGAGGAGAGCATGCAACGCCACGGCGCCACGGTGCCGGGCCCTGACGAGGAGATCGAATTTTGCAGACCGAACTGAACCACGTTGGCGGCGCCCTGGGGCGCTTCAGCGCCCACGTCGAAATGGCCAGCGGCATGTGCGAAGTGCATGGCACGGCCGAGGTGCTGGTGCGCAAGGGCTCGGCCTGGCACTGCCCGAAATGCCTGGAGGCGAAGATGGCCGCCGAGACGGACCTGCTGTGGGTGACCGCGCGCCGCGCAGACCTGCTGGCGGCGGCAACGATCCCGGCGAAGTACATCGAGCAGCGCTTCATCGCTACGACCGACCCGCAGCGCGCGGTGCGGCGCCAGGCCAAGCTGTTCAGCGACTTCATCCTGAAGAACCGGGCGTGGGCGGCGCTGATCCTCGTCGGCCCGACCGGCACCGGCAAGACGCTGCTGGCGTGCGAGCTGGCCCAGGCCCTGATGCACTCGGCTGCCCGCTCGGTCCGCTACATCACGGCCAAGGGAATGATCAGCGAGATCCAGGCGAACTACGGCCGCGAGGGCAAGAGCGAAGAGGCCGACATCGCGCGCTTCGCCAGCTACGACGTGCTGGTGCTCGACGAGATCGACGCCATTCCGGTCAAGGACAACGCCTCGCTGCTGCTGACCGAGATCGTCAACCGCCGCTACAACGAGAACAAACCGGTCATCGCGATCAGCAACCAGCCCTTCGACCACCTGGCGCGCCACGTCGGCGAGCGCGTGCACAGCCGCCTGCACGAGAACTCGTTCAGCTGCGCGCTGAACTGGGGCGATGCGCGGCGCGTGCGCCAGCCGGTGGGAGCAGCTGCATGATGCCATCGATCATCAGCGGTGAGCTGCCGCAAAAAGTCACCGCGCCGGCGCTGCGCTACCACGGCGCCAAGTTCCGTCTGGCCAGTGGGTGATGCAGTTCTTCCCGGAACATACCTGCTATGTCGAACCGTTCGGCGGCGCGGCCGGCGTGCTGCTCCAGAAGGGCCGCGTCTATGCCGAGGTCTACAACGACCTCGACGGCGCCGTCGTCAACTTCTTCCGCGTGCTGCGCGACCCAGCGCTGCGGATCCAGCTGCTCGAGCTACTGGTGCTGACCCCGTACAGCCGGGCCGACTTCGAGGAGGCATGGGAGCCGACCGATGAGCCGCTCGAAATGGCGCGCCGCCTGTGCATCCGTGCGCAGATGGGCTTCGGATCCGCTGGCGCGACGAAGGGTCACACCGGGTTCCGCATCGACACGAAGCGCGAGTACGGCACGGCGCAGCACCTGTGGGCCACGTACCCGCACGCCGTCGCAGCAGCTGGACAGCGCATGACCGGCGTCCTGGTCGAGAACCGTCCGGCGATCGAGGTCATGAAGGCCCACGACGCACCGTCGACGTTGCACTTTGTGGATCCGCCGTACATGCACGGCACCCGCGTGATGACGGGCAGCCGCCGCACCTACAAGCACGAGCTTTCGGACTTCGACCACTGCGAGCTGCTCGACACGCTGCTCGAGCTAGACGGCTTCGTTGTCCTGTCCGGCTACAGATCGGACTTGTACGCCTCGAGGTTGGCCGGCTGGACCGTGCACTCGACCAGCGCGCGCATCAGCGCAGGCCGCGGCACCGCACTGCGCGAGGAGGTCATTTGGATCAACCCGGCGTGCGCCGCTGCGCTCGAGCTAGAAGCTTCGCAGCTGAGGATGTTCGCATGACGCGCGAACACGACCCCTGCGCCATGTGCGAGCGCTTCACCGTACCCACCGACGGCGCGCCGGTCGGCCAATGCACCGCCTGGGGCGAGCCGAAGCCCTGGAACGGCCAGATCGGCGTCCTGTTCAAGGAAGCGAAGGACCGGGCGCCGAGGGCGCGGTATGTGGCGATGCAGCAGGAGAAAGCACAAGCATGACTATCTACTACAACGAAATCGACCCCTACGCCGCACAGTGGCTGGAGAACTTAATGTGGGCTGGCCACATCGCTCCCGGCGTGGTCGACACCAGGAGCATAGAGGATGTACACCCCGCCGACCTCAAGGATTTCACCCAGTGCCACTTCTTCGCCGGCATCGGCGTGTGGTCCCTGGCACTTCGCCGCGCCGGCTGGCCAGACGACCGACCTGTTTGGACTGGTTCCTGTCCCTGCCAACCTTTCAGCGCGGCAGGCCAAGGAGCTGGGTTTGCTGACGAGCGGCACCTCTGACCAGCTTTTGGGCACCTCATCGCGCAGTGCAAGCCTCCAGTCGTCCTTGGAGAGCAGGTTGCGAGCAAAGACGTCGATGTATGGATCGACCTTGTACACGCTGACCTGGAAGCCATGGGTTACGCCTTCGGGAGTGTCCCGTTCCCGTCTGCGGGCATCGGTGCGCCGCACATCCGCGACAGGAACTATTGGGTGGCCAACGCCCAGCTGCAGCAACGACCGCGCCGGCAACGAGCAGTCGGCGCTGAGCATGACACGTGCGGACGGCAGCAAGGTACAGCAGCGCCTGCAGGACTTCGCGATGTTGGCGGGCTGGGGAACGCCGCTGGCGCAGCAGGCGAACGGAACGCCCGAAGCATTCCTGGAGCGCAAGCGAAAGTCCATCGCCAGTGGCGCGCAGATGGGTGTGTCGATGTCCGATTTGAACATGCAGGCTCAGGCCTTCTGCGGGTGGGCGACGCCGAACGCGACGGACTGCGAATCGGCGGGCGGCAAGCAGCAGACGTCGCTGACCAACCAGGCGACGGGGCGGTACATACCGCTGCCACATGCGACTCCGGCCCGACTAACGGCTTCTGGCGCGATGCTGACTGGCTCGGATGCCGGGATGGAAAGTGGCGGCCAGTTGAACCCGGCACATTCCCGCTGGCTCATGGGGCTGCCGCCCGAGTGGGACGCCTGCGCGCCTACGGCAACGCGATCAACGCCGAAGCGGCGCGCGTCTTCATCGAAGCCGTGATGGAGGCCGCATGATCCGCACCTCTCCCATCGCCCGCACTGGCACCCTCAAGCAGGGCAAGCCGCTTTCGCGCAAGACGCCGATGGCGCGCGGCACCGGCTTCAAGACGCCGGCCGACGGCGCCGGCCTGCTTCGCGTCGCCGCGGTGCAGCTCAAGACCCGCAAGCCGATGAAGAAGTCCCGCGCCAAGTCGACGCCGGCCCGGCGCGCCGCGCGCGGCCGCGACTGCACGCTGATGCTCCCGGGCGTCTGCAACCGCGACCCGGCCACCACGGTGCTGTGCCACTCGAACCGCCTGGCCGACGGCAAGGGCATGGCCCTGAAGGCACCCGATAGCGCCGCGTGCTTCGGCTGCAGCGACTGCCACGACGTTCTGGACGGCCGCCGGCCGCTGCCGGGCTGGATCTCGCGCCAGCAGCTCGACGCCGCGTTCGACCGCGCCCGCGCCATCACCCAGGAACAACTGAAGCAGGAAGGAATCACCGCATGATCGTCGCGTTCAACATTCCCGGCCAGCCGGTCGCCAAGGGCCGCCCGAAGTTCGCCCGCCGTGGCGCGCACGTGGTCGCGTACACGCCGCAGAAGACCGCCAGCTACGAGAACCTGGTCAAGATGGCTGCCACCCAGGCCATGGCCGGCATTGAGCCGACCGCGGGCCCGGTGGCGCTGTCCCTGACGCTGGACCTGCAGATTCCCGCCAGCTGGTCGAAGAAGCGCCGTGCGCTGGCCGTCGCCGGCGGGATCGCGGCCACGAAGAAGCCCGATGCCGACAACGTGCTGAAGGGGATCAAGGACGGCTGCAACGGCATCATCTGGCGCGACGACGCCCAGGTGGTGCGCATCATGATCGAGAAGCGCTACTCGGAGACGCCCGGCGCCCTGATCGAGGTGATGGCGATGAGCGGGGAGGCGGCTTGATGGGCAATTTCACCTTCGAGACGCCCAAGGCTCAGGCCCGGCTGGCGCGGATTGTTGGCGAGCTGGCTGCGCGCCCGATGGCGATCGCCGACTTGAAGCGCCTGCTCGGCGTTACCGCGCCGGCGGTGCGGCGCTACCTGGCGCATTTGCGGACCGCGCCGCGCCGGGTGTTCATCAAGCAGTGGCAGCCCACCGGCGGGCTGCCCGCGCCGGTCTTCGCTGCCGGCAGCCGGCGGGACGCGCCGAAGCCAGTCACGAAGACCCGGCAGGAGCGCAACAGACAGGACTGGCTGCGCATCAAGGCCGACCCGGATCGATACGACAGGGTGCGCGCCGCCGCGCGCGTGCACTACCGCATCCACCGCCTGCGCGGCCGCCCGCAGCCCTGGTTCGCCGCGCTGCTCAACATCCGCCATGATGAACGGAGAACCTCGCCATGATCCATACCTCGCCTCCTCAATTGCCCCCGACTGCCGCTGAAAGGCGCGGGGCGAAGCTGCAAGCCGCGATCCTGGCTGCGCTTGCAGTCTCCTCTCGGACGACGCGCGCGCTGTACACGGCGCTCGACCTGCCGCGCGCCGAGGTCTATCGCATGCTCAAGCAGATGCAGGAAGCCGGCGCCGTCCAGAACCGAACCGACCGCCGTACGGGCGAGGACGGCCAGATCATCGGCGCTACCTGGGTGCTGACAGGCCAGCCGCTGCCGCCGCGCTCAGACAAGAGGCGCAAGTCGCGCGCCAAGCCGCCGGCGCCGCCGAAGCCCTTCACCGTGCCGCCGCGCGACCCGCTGCTGTGGGCGATGTTCGGAGGGCGGCCATGATGACTTGGCACCTGCTGATGAAGCTCCTACTCGGTGCTGCGCTGGGCATCCTGCTGGCCGTGCACGGCATCTGGCCTGATCATCCGGTGTTCTGGATTGCGACGCTGGGCATGATCGTAGCGGGCATGATTGGGTACGACGAAGGCTGGCGTGACGCGCGCTAGCAACAGCACAGCAGCTCGGTCGACAATTCCGAAAATCATTAAATTCAGCCCGGAAATTTCTTGGTGGCATATGGTACGCTGGCTCGGTCGTCCTCCACAGAAAGTTAAATCATGGGTTTCGTTGACCGCTACATCCACGCATTGAGCGCATCGAGCCTCCAGGACGATGCCCGTCACAGCCAGGCCGAACCGCTGCTCGCGGCGGCACTGGCCTCCGTCACGCCGGGCGACCTGGGCGCGCTGCTGCACCGGGCGAAGTACGCCGGCACCGCAACCCAGGACATGGCCAAGGCCCTCGCGATGCGCACACGCGTCGAGAAGGAACTGACCGAGGCGATCCGCAAGAAGGACACGAGCCGCGAGGCCGAATGCCGCCAGGCGCTGCAGGGCGATGCGACCGCGCTCGAAAGCGGCGTGGCCCACGTGGCGCAGCTGCTCCGCGTCTGGACGGCCGAGGTCACGAAGCGCGGCCGCGCGCGCCGGTGGGTTCCGGAGAATACCGCCTGGGATGCGGCGGCGGCTATCAAGCTGTACCGCACCGTGGCCGAGCATTCGCTGGCGCACTGGCTCAATGGCCTGTGCGAGACGTGCGGCGGCTCGGGTGTGCTGGAGTCGCGTGCATGCAAGTGCTGCAAGGGAAGCGGCAAGGCCGAGCTGGCCATGGCGGCCGGGTTCGTGCGCGAGCACGTGCTCAACATGGTGAGCGAGCTGCACAGCATCGCCGACAGCCACGCCGCGCGCGCGGCGGTGAAGATGCGAACGCCACAGCCCGCTTGATTTATTGCTGAGCACTGTGTATACGCACAGCAATTTGAGGTAAACTGCAGGCCTACACTCTCCCGGCCTCGTAATGTGCGCATGGCGCCACCGATAACCGGGACTTGCGACAGCACCCATCCATTGAGTGCTTTCGCTCGCCTGTACCGGCCCGCTCACCAGCGGGTTTTTACGTTTACCGCCTACCTGGCAGATAGCCTTGGGGCTGGTCGCCTGACTCCCGACAACGAGTCACCACGCCATGGCAGCCGAACGTGCGGCAGCGCCCTGGGCTGGGCCTAAATGCCAGCATACCGGCCAGAGGATGGCTGCCATGGTGTGGTGAAATGAGAACGCGGGCGAATCCCGTTGAATCCTCCTTAGGCGTCGCCGGGTGCAGCACCGGCCACCACAACCTGTCTCCTCGATCAGCTCCAACGCTGGTCTTTCGCCGCCCCTCGCAGCAATGCGCCGGGCGGCTTTTCTTTTTCTGAGGTCAGCCATGCGCATCAGCGTTGAAGACGAACTGGCCTGGCTGCGCTACACGGTGCAGCGCCACCGCGACCAGGTCCCAGAAGGGATTGGTGGCGCATGAGCATGGCCAAGACCCACTACCGCCACCTGATCGTGCGCGCCGTCACCGGCAACCGCCCGGCGATGGTCTGGCGCGTGATCGACGGCACTGCCTTGGATCGCATCTGCGAGCGCCTGGTCGAGGCCGAGCGCGCCGCCGAGATCCTGCAGGCGAAGGGCTACGGCAAGCCGGGCCTGCTGCTGCACGAGGTCGCGGCCCTGGTGCCGCAATTCAGTCCGGGAATTGCGGCTCTGGCGGACCTAGAATAGAGGCATCGTCAGCTCTATATATATGTGGAATGATCGACACGCCTACAACAGCAGTTCGAGTATGCACAAAGTGCAAGATAGAGAAGCCAGCAACAGCTGAGTTCTTCCACGCGAAGAAGAAGAATTCTGATGGTCGACGCGAGGTCTGCCGAGTTTGCCGGGCGAAAGATCATGCTGATCATCGCGACGAACGCCTGCCCAAGCGGCGAGCACATTACCAAGCAAACAAAGAGCGGCTGTGCGCAGATGTTCGCGCCTACTACGCGCAGAATGCGGACGTTCAACGGAAGCTCGCGCGAGAGCGCCATCACAAGAATCATGAAGTCCGGCTTCAGAAGATGCGCGAGTACCAGGCTGCCAATGCACCGGCGCTGAACGAACGCAGGAGGCCCAAAGCCAGGGCGGCGTTCCACGCACGTTACGGCACTGACCTGGAGTTCACCCTTAAGCATCGCGTTCGCGCCTTGCTTCGAGTGACCCTGCAGAAGGGGCGTAGCGGTCGCCGAATGGCTGAGTTGCTCGGGTACACGGCCGATGATCTACGCTCGCACCTGGAGCGGCAGTTCACCAAGGGGATGTGCTGGAAGCGCTTCATGACTGGTGAGATTCACATAGACCACATCATCCCGGTTGCATCATTCGGCGCCATCGAGATTGATTCTGACGCGTTTCGGCAATGCTGGGCGCTATCGAACCTCCGCCCTGCTTGGGCTAAAGACAACATCACCAAGAAGGACAAGGTGTTGACGCTGCTGTAAAGAAGGATGCGATGCCGCCACGCCCTAAGACAATATGTAGGAAAGTCGGGTGCGGGGCGCTGATTGATGCGCCAGGCTACTGCGCCCGACACGCCAAGCAGGCGACGGGTTGGAACCGCTCGAACCAGGGCAAGACAAGCACCGAGCGCGGATACGACTATGCGTGGCAGCAGCGGCGCAAGCGAATCCTGAGCCGCGATGCGGGCCTGTGCCAGATCAAGGGGCCGAAATGCACCTTCGTTGCGCGTGAGGTCGATCACATCGTGAACAAGGCGGCTGCCCGCGCGCGGGGGTGGTCTGACGAGCAGATTGAGGCCGACGAGAACCTGCAGGCGGTCTGCCCCTGCTGCCACGCGGCCAAGACGAGGGCCGAAGGGGGTACCCCCGCCCTAAAGTCTGGGGCCCTTTGACTCTAGACCGACCTGTTCGTCTTATTTTTGTATCCCCAATTCAGACTTTTGACCGGAGACGCCATGCCGAAGCCTCGAACCCCATCGGCGGTGCTCGAGGCCCGGGGCGCGTTCGCCCACAACCCGGACCGCAAGCGCGAGGACTTCCAGTCAGGCGAGTTCGACAAGTCGGCGCCCGAGTACTTTTCCCCTGGCCAGAAGGCGGTGTGGGACGAGATCGTTGCGCTGCTGCCGCCGAGCGTGCTGCAGGCGACGGACCGGATGGCCGTCGAGTTGACCGCGCGCCTCATCGCCCGGTTCCGGTCGCAGGATGACGCCGACGTCTCGATGGCCCAAGTAGCGCAGATCCGCACGGCTCTCGCATCACTCGGCATGACGCCGGCGGATCGTTCGCGCGTCGCAGCAGTCAAGGCTCCAGCAGTCAATCCATTCTTGGCGCTGGTGCAGAAGAAGGCCTGATATGTCCGCCGACCATGTCGGCATCGCTCTGGAATACGCGCAGGGGGTCGTAAAGAAAAAGATCGTGGCTTGCAAATGGGTCCGCCTGGCGTGCAAGCGTCACCTCGACGACCTCAAGGCAGCCAAAAAGCGCGGTGCCAAGTATTACTTTGACGACGACGCGGCGAATCGGGTGTGCCAGTTCTTGTCGCTCATGCCTCACACGAAGGGGAAGTGGGCGCAGAAGCGGGAGCTGATCGTCCTCCAGCCGTGGCAGTGCTTTGCGTTCTGCGCGTTGTTCGGATGGAAACGCAAGAAGGACGGCCGCCGCCGCTTCCGCAAAGCGTACTTCGCCGTCCCCCGGAAGAACGGCAAGTCCATCATCGGCTCGGGCATCGGCTTGTATATGTTCTCGGCCGACGGTGAGTTCGGCGCCGAGGTGTACGCCGGCGCTGGCACCGAGAAGCAGGCATGGGAAGTATTCCGGCCGGCGAAGCAGATGCTCGAGCGCACGCCCGAGCTGCGCGACGCCCTGGGGGCCGAGGTCTGGGCCAAGGCGCTGGTCAACCCTGGTGACGGCTCGCGCTTCGAACCAGTGATCGGCAAGCCTGGTGACGGCTCAAGCCCGTCATGCGCGATCGTGGACGAATACCACGAACACGACACCAGCGACCTGGTCGACACCATGGAAACCGGCATGGGCTCGCGCGAGCAGCCCCTCATGCTGATGATCACGACGGCCGGGTTCAACATCGCCGGCCCATGCTTCGATCAGGAATCGGAGGCAAAGAAGGTGCTGGAGGGCGTCCTCGACAACGAGGAGCTGTTCGCGCTGATCTACACAATCGACGACAAGGACCGCTGGGACGATCCGAAGGCGCTGTACAAGGCGAACCCCAACATGGGGATCTCGGTCGACGAGGACTTCCTCCTGAGCCAGCAGCGGCAGGCGGTGCAGAGTGCTTCGAAACAGACTCGATTCAAAACGAAGCATCTGAACGTGTGGTGCTCGGCCAAGTCGGCCTGGCTGAACATCCTCGACTGGAACAAGTGCGCGGACTACAAGCTGCGGCCCGAGCAATTCAAGGGCGAGCGGTGCTACGTGATCCTGGACTTGGCCAGCCGGTCAGACGTCTGCGTGATTATGCTGATGTTCGTCAAGGAGATCGACGGCAAGCAGCACTTTTTCCTGTTCGGCCACTACTACCTGCCCGAGCACGCGATCGAGAACGACCCGAAAAACTCTGGCGCTTATCGCAAGTGGGTCATCGAGGGATCGCTTCAGCAGCATGAGGGCGCCGAGATCGACTTCGACCTGATCGAGGAAGACACCTTGGCGCTGATCGGCGAGTACGGGCCTGAAGAGGTGGTGTTCGATCCATTCCGCGCCGCCCAGCTCGAGCAGCGCCTGACGAAGCGCGGCATCACCGCGGTTGAGGTCGGGCAAACGGTCAAGAACCTGTCGCTGCCGATGAAGGAATTCGAGAGCGCTGTGAAGGCCGGCCGGGTGCACCACGATGGCAATCCGGTTTTGACCTGGATGGCATCAAACGTCGTGGCCAAGCTCGACGCGAAGGACAACATCTACCCGCGCAAGGAAAAGCCGGAGCAGAAAATCGACGGCATCGTCGCAACAATCATGGGCATGAACCGGGCGATCAGCGGCGAGTTCGCTGCCGAATCCGCATACGAAGAGCGCGGAATTCTGATGTTCTAAGGAGCCCTATGGGATTTTTCGATTGGTTTTCTCGCCAGCCAGCAGAGGCTGGCGACAATTCCGCCCAGGCGAGCGAGGAGCCCGCGGTGCCGCCATGGTCGATGACCCCGACGCACGCGGCAATGACCAGCGCTGACCTGATGGACTTCATGCGCGGCGGCGAAACGGCGAGTGGCGAATATGTCACGACCTCGAAAGCGCTGGAGAACATGGCTCTGCTGCGGTGCGTGAGCCTGATCTCCGAATCGATCGGCATGCTGCCGCTGAACCTGACAATTCGCGGCGAGGAAAAGGCGTATGCCGTCGACCACCCGCTGTATCGAGTGCTCAAGCGTCGGCCCAACGAATTCCAGGGGCCGTACAAGTTCAAGAGCACGATGCAGTTGCGCGCGCTCATCCACGGAAATGCTTACGCCAGGGTGATCTGGCGAGGCAATACCGTGGTGCGGCTTATACCGCTGGACTCGCGCAAGGTCACGCCGAAGATGAACGACGACTTCACCGTTCGTTACGAGGTGCAGCGGCCGGACGGCAGCGTGGTGACGCTTGCCGCCCGCGACATCTTCCACCTGGCTGACTTGGCGCCGGACGAACACGGTCTAATCGGCCTTTCCCGTGTCGACAAGGCCAGGGAGTCGATCGGCCTTTCGCTGCAGGCACAGAAGGCCGCCGCCCGTATTTTCAAGAATGGCGTCATGGCCGGGGGCGCGCTGTCGTACCCGAACAAGCTGAATACGCAGCAGATCGAGAACATTCAAAACAGCCTTCAGGCCCGCTACGCCGGCGCCGACCAGGCTCATAAATGGATGATCCTCGAGGACGGCATTAAGGCCGAGAAGTGGGCGAACACGGCGAACGACTCGCAGCTGCAAGAAGGGCGCAACCACCAAATCGAGGAAATCGCCCGGGCGTTCGGCGTGCCCCGGCCGCTCCTGATGATGGACGACACGTCCTGGGGTAGCGGCATCGAGCAGCTCGGCATCTTCTTCGTGCAGTACGGGCTACAGCACTGGTTCGACATCTGGGAAGACGAGGTGGCGCTCAAGTTGTTGACCGAGAAGGAGAGTGATCTTTATGCCGCCAAGTTCAACGAGCACGCGCTGCTGCGCGGCACGCTCAAGGACCAGGCTGACTTCTTCGCCAAGGCCCTGGGCTCGGGCGGTAGCAAGCCGTTCATGAAGCAAAACGAGGTCCGCGACAGGCTGGACCTGCCGAAATCGGACGATCCCGCGGCCGACTCGCTCGAAAGCACTCTCACAAGGAACGCGAATGTCCCTCCTGCAACTACCTGAAATCTGGGCGGACGCCCGCATGGCATCGGCGAATTTCGACCTGCGCCAGGATGCGCTCGAGGCTTGGGAGCCTGGCGTGCGCGCCGCGGCCGGCGACCAGCCCGAAACCATCAGCATGTACGGGCCAATCGGCCAGACCTGGGACGGCGAGGGCGTCACCTCCCGACGGATCGGCGCCGCGTTGCGTAGCATTGGCAACAAGGACGTGGAGGTGAACCTGAATTCGCCAGGCGGCGACTTCTTCGAAGGCGTCGCGATCTACAACCTGCTACGCGGCCACTCGGCCAAGGTCACGGTCAACGTGATGGGCATCGCGGCGTCGGCCGCGTCGGTCATCGCGATGGCCGGCGACGAGGTCAAGATGGGTGACGGTTCGCATCTGATGATCCACAACGCATCGGTCGTCGCCGCGGGGAACCGGCACGACATGCTCGAGGCCGCCGCCTACCTCGAACCGTTCGACAATGCCATGCGCGACATGTACGCGGCTCGAACCGGGATCAAGCCTGCCGAGATCGAGGCCATGATGGACAAAGAAACGTTCATTGGCGCCGACGATGCGATCGCCAAGGGCTTCGCCACCGGCAAGCTCGATCGCGCCGCGGTCACCAAGGACACCAAGGCCGCCCAGCAGATGAAGGTGCTGGCCACCGTCGAGTCCTCGCTCGCGAAATCCGGCCTGAGCCGGTCGGCGCGCCGCGAAACGCTCAACGCGCTTTTCAACGGCAAGCCGGGCGCTGCCGCTGGACCTGATGCCACGCCGGGCGCTGGCAACGACACCGAAGTTGAAGCCTCGCTTCAATCCCTACTGAATACCATGCAAGGATGAAATTATGAAAACCAATCGTGTCATGCTGGCGAAAGCCGCAGCGCTGGCAGTCGCAGCAAAACCAGCCCCTCGCGGCATCGTCAGTGGCGTGCGCGCCGATGCCGGCGATATCACCAAGGTCGTCCAACAGCTTCAGCAGGCGTTCGCCTCGTTCAAGGACGAGCACACCCGCCAGCTGACCGACCTGAAGGCCGACATCAACGACCCGCTGCAGGCCAGCAAGGTCGAGAAAATCAACGACGAGATCGCCAACCTGCAGGCTGCGATCGACGCCAACACCACTAAGATGGCCGCCATGGAAATGAGCGGTGCCGGTGGCGCGCGGCCGCTCAAGGACAAGGAATACAGCGAATCGTTCCAGGCGCACATGCGCCGCGGCGACGTGCAGGCAGCCCTCAGTAAGGGCGCGGCGGAAGACGGCGGCTATACCTCGCCTGTCGAGTGGGACCGTACCATCACCGACAAGCTGCTGATCGTCTCGCCAATGCGCGCGCTGTGCACCGTCCAGAAGGTCGGCGGCAGCGGCTACAAGAAGCTGGTCAATCTGCGCGGCACCACCTCGGGCTGGGTCGGCGAGACCGATGCTCGCCCGGAAACCAACACCCCGAAGCTGGCCGAACAAGGCTACAGCTGGGGCGAGATTTACGCCAACCCATCGGCCACCCAGCAAATGCTCGACGACGGCGAGATCAACCTGGAAGCCTGGCTCGCCGGCGAAGTCGACGTCGAATTCGCCTACCAGGAAGGCAAGGCGTTCGTTTCCGGCGACGGCTCCAAGAAGCCACGCGGCCTGCTGACCTACGCCGCCGGCGGCACCGCCCTGCACCCCCTGGGCGGTATCGAGATCATCGCTTCCGGCGCCGCCGGAGCGATCACCGGAGACGCGATCCTGGACCTGGTGTACGCGCTCCCCGAGACCTTCACCGGCAACGCCAAGTTCGCGATGAACCGCAACACCATGCTGCGCATCCGCAAACTGAAGGACTCGGACGGCAACTACCTGTGGCAGCCATCGCTGCAGGCCGGTCAGCCGTCGACCCTGGCCGGTTACGCGATCGCGGACATTCCGGACATGCCGGGCGTGGCCGCGAACTCGCTGGCGGTGGCCTTCGGCGACTTCAAGCGTGCCTACAAGATTCTGGACCGCGTCGGCGTGCGCGTGCTGCGCGACCCGTACACCAACAAGCCGTTCGTGTCGTTCTACACGACCAAGCGCGTCGGCGGCGGCCTCGACAATCCCGAGTGCATGAAGTTCATGCGCATCGCCGCCGCGTAACTGCGGCATGACCGAAATGGCCCGGCTGATGCTGGGCCATTTTCATTTGGAGAGCGACATGCAATTCACCAAGCCATTCCAAGGCGTGCCGGCCGGCGAGATATACCCCGTGCAGTACGAGCCGGGCGACGAATGCCCGCCTGAGCTGGAGTCGGCCGCCACCGAGCTCGGCGCCTTCGACGATCCCGAAGAAGGCGGCGCCGGTGCAGGGGCGCCGAAGCGCGGCCGCGCCGCAAAGTAAACCCACCAGGGCAGACCGTCATGACCCACCTGCATATGACCCCTGAAGTCTCGACCATCCGCGTGTACGACGCGCCGGGCGGCTACGAGGCGCGCCGCCCGTACGTGGGAATTATGACGGTCAGCCACCTCTCGGACACGGTCGTGTACCTACACGGCGCCGTCGGCAAGATCGACCGCGCCACCCACCGGGCGGCCCTGGCCATGCTCCGCGAGCGCGGAGTGACCACGGTGCAATACGAGCGCCGCGGACGAATGAAATACCTTGAGCTGAGCGATACCCTTCCAGCGGCATAGCCGCTCACAGAGCGACTGATGACCGTAAAATTTCAGCGCGGCGCTACGCCGCAGTATCTCAGCACGCCGGATGGCCCGAATAACACCTTCCCGGCCGAGGCGTGGTCACTATGTTTTGTCCTGTGCCTGGGCGGCACGTATGCCGGCGCCGAGAACGAGGTGCTGTTCTCGACCGGCGGGCTGCAGGCGGGAGCGTTCAGCGTTTCCTACTTGGGCCCCGGTCACTCGACCCCGAATTCGATCGGCATCCAGGTCAACTCGGCATCCGGCCTGTTCAGCGCGCCGGCCAATTCGCTGTCCGGCGCCTCGAAGTGGCTGATCTCGATCAGCCGCGGTTCGACTGGTGGGATGAGCATCCGTACGAGTCCGATCCGCAGCACGGCGCCGGCCGACGGTACCGGAGTGCCCACCTATACGCTGTCGGGCGTGAACCTGACTAGCATCCAAGACGGCCCAGGCGCGACCGTCATCGGCGGCCGGAGCGACTTGGCCGATGCCAAGTTCGCAGACCAAGCGCTGGGCCGGATCTTCCGCGTGCGGGGCAGCATTCTGTCGACGCACGAGGTCGCGCGCCTGGCCTACGGTGAAACGGTCTATGACCTCGGCCGCACGCCAGATTTCTACTACCCGCTGGTGACTGCCAGCGATTTGAACGACTTGGGTCCGCAGGCCGCGCACCTGACCGCATACGGTTCGGTCACGACCGGCACCGATCCTGGCTTCGGCAATGTGCCGGCGCAGGCTGCCGCTCCTACATTCAGCTCGGCCCCGGCGGTCATCGGCACACCGTCGGTAGGCGTCGCCACCAGCTACACGCCCGGTACCGTGTCCGGTTCCCCGGCACCAACCATCACCCGGCAATGGCTGCTCGACGGCGTCGCAATTTCTGGCGCGACAGGCGCAACCTACACGCCGGTTACTGGCGATAGCGGTAAGAGCCTGGCAGTGCGCGAGACGGCGACGAATGGGAGCGGCACCGAGACGTCGACGAGCGCCGGTGTGGCGGTCACCGCGCCGCCGGCGTTCAGCGACAGTTTCGCGGCCATGACAGCGCGTCGTATTTACCAGCGCATCGGCACCACTGCCAAAGTGCGTATGAGCGGTGAGTACAACGTCGCTCCGGCCACGATCGAGGCGCAGCTCGTCGCATCCGCCGACGGCACCACCGTGCTGCAGGCTTGGACCCCGCTCGTCGACGTCACCATCGGCGCGAACGCCTGGTCGGGCAACCTTGTGGCGAACCAGGGCGGCGGCTATCGCGCGCAAGTGCGGTTCAAGAACTCCGCCGGCGCCGTCATCTACACGTCGGCGCTGGACACGAACTCGTGGGGCGTGGGCGAACTGATTGTCGGCGCCGGATCGTCGACGATTCACGGCTGGTGGACGAGCGGAACCTATCCAGGGACCGCATATATCGCCACCTACCGCACGACCGACGGCTACACCTGGAAGTCGTTCCCATCGGCGTCCAACGGAATCGCGAAGAAGATCGCCAACGACCTGGCGCTGCGCCTTGGCGTCCCGGTCGGCATGATCGGCACCGGCGAATCCGGGACCATGCTCAAGACCTGGACCGAGGCAGGCAATGCGTATTTCGCGAAACTGACCTCGGCCATCAACGCGCAGGGCGGCAAGATCGGTGCGCTCATGGTTTCCATGGGCTCCAACGACGCCGCCAACAACGTGGTCGTCAGCCGGGCAGCGCACGCCGCCATGCTGCGAAAGTTCATCGCGGACGTGCGCGCGCTGACCGGCCAGCCTGACCTCAAGGTGCTGATCAGCGGGTTCAATCGACGCCTGGACACGAGCGACACGCAGGCGAACTATGTGCGCCTGGCCGAGCTGGACGTCGGAAACGATGCGAACGTTTATCACTTCCCGACCGTCGACATGGCGCTGGGCGGGGACGGCATCCACCTGGTTAGCTACGACGCGAGCGGCGACCGGGTGGTCGCAATCTTCAATCCGGTGCTGGCTGGAGATTCGGCGTACCGCCGCGGCCCGGCGATCACGTCGATCACCGCCTCGGGTGACAAGTTCCGCGTCGCGCTGCGGCACGGCAACGGCACTGACTTTTTGCCGGCCAGCGGCAATAGCGGCTTCGTGGCTGTCGATGACACGGGACCGCTGACCATCCTGTCCGTCGCACGGGTGAACGCCACGGCACTCGACGTGGCCGTGGAGCGCGCCATTGGCAGCAATCCGCGGCTGTCGTACATGAGCGGGGCCAACCCCGACGTCTCCGCATTCACGTTCGACAACGGCGTGGTTGCGCTGCCGATGGACGTTGACATTGGCCGCGCTGTAGCCGTCGGCGCTCCGGCCGAAGACACTACAGCCCCGGTCCTGGCAGGATCGGTCGCCGTCACAGCGATCACCACCACCGGGGCATCGTTGTCCTGGCCGGCGGCGAGCGATGATGTTGGTGTGGCCGGCTACGAGTACAGCAACAACGGCGGCGCCAGCTATACGAATGTCGGCGTCGCGCGCACCGTCACTCTGTCAGGGCTGGTGGCGAGCACCAGCTACTCTGTGCGCGTGCGCGCTTACGACGCAGCAGGCAACCGGTCGGCACCGCTAGCGCGCAGTTTCACTACCGAAGCGGAGGCGCCGCCTGGCCAGGCCGACTTCGACGCCGCGAAGGTGGCGCCGGCGCGCAAGGTTGTCTTCCCTGGCGGCACGCGGGTGGTTGTCTTCGGCGGTCCCGTGGTGGCCTACCCGAGTGGGCCGTATCAGCAGGATGGGCGCTGGACGATCGACAAGCATCCTCTGGACGAGTTCTACTGCGTAGCCGACATCTCGTTCGACCTCGCCGAGAGCCAGACGACTGCGGCGTCGGTTGTCGCGGTCGCCGGCGGCGTGCAGGTGCTCGAGCAGCCTGTCTTGCAGGGCGCACTCATCGCGGTGAAGGTGGGCGGCCTGGACGAGCTGTCGGACGCGGCCAACTTCTGCACCTTGCGCGTCACGCTCGCGAACGGCGAGCAGATCGACAGGACCATCTGGTTCGCCAAGCTGCAGGGCGTCTGGACGGTGTCAAAGGATCCGGACGACAAACGCTACTTCGTGGCCGACGTCGGGAACATCCTGGCGGACAGCGGCACGCAGATCGCCTCGGCCCTGCCGGCAATTCCTGCCGGCGTCACGGTTCTCGAGCAGCCGGTCGCCCAGGGCGCGCTGATCATGGTGAAGCTGGGCGGCATGGATGTCTCGGCCGACCCGCTCAACCACTGCACGTTGCCGTTCCTCTGTGCGAACGGCGAGAAGTTTTTCCGGACCATTCATTTCAACAGGGTGGATAACTGATGATCGACGCATCGAAACTGCCGCGCGTGCCGAACGAGGTCCTGCAGAAGCAACAGCAGAACGCCGTCGAGTACGCGCGGGCGCCGCAAGCATCTGGCGCGCCAGCCGGGTCCGGCCGGCCGCCAGCAACACAGGAAACGACCCGATGAGCCTGAAACTGATCACCCCGCCGGCGGCGCTGGCGGTGTCGCTCGATGCTGCGCGCACGTCGGCCCGGGTGGACGGAGAGGAGCACGACGCCGAGCTGCGCCAGGTCGTCGAGGCGTACACCCGCGAGGCAGAGCACGAAACCGGCCGCGCGTTCGTTGAGCAGACCTACCGGCTGACGCTCGACGCCTTTCCGGCGGCGATCCGGCTGGACAAGCCGCCGATCCTGTCGGTGGTGCACGTCAAGTTCTACGATCAGGCCGGAGCCCAGCTCACGCTCGACCCGCAGGACTACCTGGTCGACGCCGAAAGCGAGCCGGGCTATATCGTGCCGGCGCCGGGCCGCGGCTGGCCGGCAACCCAGACGCGCGTAAACGCGGTCGAGGTGGTCTACACCTGCGGCTACGGCGCCGACGACACGCTGGTGCCGGCGAATGCCAAGCGCTACATCTTGGGTAAGGTTTCCGAGCACTTCGCGCCGGCCGGCACGCCCAAGAACGAATTCCTGGGCAAGCTGCTCGATGAGCTGCGGGTGTTCGCATGATGAACGACCGCATCACCCTGCAGCGGCGCGAGGCCGGCGAGGACAGGATCGGCCAGCCGACACAGACCTGGGTCGATCTGGCAGCGGTCTGGGCCCACGTGAAGTTCCAGACCGGCGCCGAGGCGATTCGGGCCAACGCCGAGACCTCGGTCGTAAAGGCTTCCATCCGGATCCGGGCGCGCCAGGACGTCGACGCCGGCATGCGCGCCAAGTTCAAGACCTGGCTCTTCGAGATCAAGGCGCCGCCGCTGCCAGACGATCGCGACCCGCGGTTCATGTTCCTCGTGTGCGAGGCGGTCAAGTGATCCGGGTCGACCTGGATTCGCTCATCCAGCGGAACGAGCAGGATGCCGAGGCGATCGAGCGAGCGGCGCGCCCCGCCGCCCAGGCCGCCGCCGAGGTGCTGTACCTCGAGGCGCGCCGCAACGCGATGGCGATCCGCAAGTCAGGCAACCTGGCCAATAGCATCTATCAAGCCTTTTCGGAAGAGAATAGCAGCCCCGGCAAGGCGGTGTACCACGTCAGCTGGAACTGGAGGAAGGCGCCGCACGGCTACCTCATCGAGTTTGGCCACATGCAGCGCTACGTTTCCTACGTCGGCAGCGACGGCAACTGGTACACGGCAATTCGCCCGAGCATGCGCGACAAGCCGCGGCCGAAGCGCCGGGCGCCACAGGCGGAGAAGGATGCTTATTACGTGCTGCTGGATGAGCCGCGCCAGGTGCCGGCCAATCCTTTCATGCGCCGCGTCGCGGTGAAAGAGCAGGCGGCCCTTGAGGCGGCTGTCGCTGAAATTCTGAGGGCCCTCGAATGATCCTTGAGCAAAAGCTGGTCGCGCTGATCCGCATGGTGTGCCCGCGCGTGTCGCCCGACTTCGCGCCCACCAACACCGCACGGCCGTACGTGACCTACCAGCAGGTCGGCGGCCAGGCCCTGAGCTTCGTGGACAACACGGTGCCGAGCATAGAAAACGCCGAGATTCAGGTGAACGTCTGGGCCGACTCGCGCCTTGAGGCCAAGGGCCTGATGAAGCTGATCGAGGAGGTGCTGATCGTGGCCACGTCGATCCAGGCACGCCCACAGAGCGCGTGTGTGTCGGACTTCGACGCCGACATGGCCGTCTACGGCAGCCGTCAAGACTTCAGCATCTGGGCCGACCGGTAGTCGCCCGAACCCAATCCAAGCCGCCGCGCGCAAGCCAGGCGGCTTTTTTCATGCCCGGAAACGGGCTTTTTACTGAAAGGCCCATAAATGGCACTCTCGCTTCCGACCGGCACCGCTTACGCGATCGCCACCGCCTACGCCGCCGCAATCGCCGTCTCGGCCGCCACCAACGCGACCGAAACCGTTCTGACCACCGCGACGAATACCTTCGCCATCGGCGATTACCTGGAATACACCGGCGGCTGGAGCCGCATGACCAACCGAGTGTTCCGCGCCAAGGCCGTGACCTCGACTTCGGTCACGCTCGAAGGCATGGACACCAGCGAAGTCAACCTGTTCCCGACCGGCCTGGGCGCCGGCACGCTGCGCAAGATCACGACCTGGGTTCCGATCCAGCAGGTGCTGACGGCCGAAATCTCGGGTGGCGATCCGAAGTACGTCTCGGTCAGCCTGCTCGACAACGAGAACGACATCAACCTGCCCGACGGCTACAACGCGCAGAGCCTGGCGATGACGATCGCCGACGACCCTTCGCTGCCGCACCACTCGGCGCTGAAGAAGACGGCCGACTCGCGCAAGATCGCCGCCGTCCGCGCCGACCTGCCGAGCGGCAGCAAGATCTTGTACTCGGGCTATGTCAGCTTCGACGAGACCCCGACGATGACCAAGGGCCAGGTGATGGCCGTGCGCGCCGGCTGCGCGATGCAGGGCCGCCCGGTGCGCTACGCATCGTAATCGTTTTGCCAGCCTGCTCCAGCAGGCTTTTCCCAGCCGCGGGGTCGCCCCTCGCGGTTTTTTTATTCTCCCCTGAAAGACAAAAATCATGGCAAAAGCACATAAGATCGTTCTCGGCAAACGTCCGGAATCGTTCGAAAAAGAGATCACCTTCCAGATGCTCGACGGTTCGACCGGCTGTATGAAGGTCGAATACCTGTACCGCACCCGCAAGGAGTACGCGGAATTCGCGGATGCCCTCCAGGCGGCTGTCACGGCACGCGCGGAGAAGGAATCGGCACGGTACAAGGCAGCTGCCGACGCCGGCGAGCCATTGCCGGACTTCCGCCAAGCCGACCTGGTTGCGCACCAGGTGAGCGTGAACGTCGACTCGATCATGAAGTCGGTCAAGGGGTGGAACCTCGATATCCCGTTCGATCGCGAAGCAGTCGAGCAGCTGGTCGACGAACTGCCGGCCGCCGTGGCCGCGATCATCAGCTCGTACCGCGAAGCCATCACTGAAGGCCGCTTGGGAAACTCGTAATCGCTGCGGAGGCCATGTACACCTCAGCCCCATCGGCCGAGGAAATGGCTGCCGCTGGATTAGCAGCAGAGGATTACGCTGGCGAGGTCGTCGAAATATGGCCTGAAAATTTACTGGCTTACGACGTATTCGCCGCCCTGGGCACCCAGTGGCGTGTCGGGATGGGCGGTGCGACTGGGTTGGACTATGCGGCCGTGCCGGTGGTGCTTAGGCTAAAGGGGGTTCTGCGAGCCGAGTGGACACAGCTGTTCGAGGACTTGCGAGTAATGGAGTCCGCTGCCCTGCAGACGATGAGACCGGCATAAAGGGTATGCCGATTTGGAAGACCCTTTGGCAAAGGGGTAAGCCGAGTTGGCTTACCCTTTCGAGCGCAGAAGATTTACCGCCTTTATCAGCAAGGCCTCTACTTCGTCATCTGTGGGCTGCACGTCGGCGCCGAAGCTGCGCTCGAGGCGATCGACCACTTCTGCATTCAACGAGCGGCCAGCCTTGTGCGCCGCCTCCTCGAGTCTTTCTTTCAACTCAGGCTGCATGCGTAGCCCGAATGGGGTGATGTGCCCCGTAGCTGGGCGAGTTTTTACTGGCTTAGTCATAACTTCACAGTGTAGTGAAAAAGAGCTTGACCAGATAGCTACACCATGTCACTATGACTTCACCATGTAGCTATTAGAGGAGTTGAGATGAGCGGTGTTATTGCACCATTTGGACTGCGGTTGCCTCCTGAGCTGAAGCAATGGCTGAGCGAGAAGGCTCAGATTAATCGCCGAAGCATGAACAGCGAGCTGCTTCACCGTCTAGAGGAAAGTCGGGCGGCAGAAAATCTCGCAAAAAATCCATCGAACTAAAGAAAAAGCCCCGAAAGAGCTTGGCGGCAGATCGGGGCTTTAATTCCACACGAAAGGAATCGAAATGAATGCTACAGCACTCACTACCAAGACGCAACATTCGCTGGCCTTCGGCGCGCATGAAGTAAAGACGATTTCCCGCGAGGGGCAGCTCTGGATGAGCGCGGCGGAAGTCGGTCGCGCCTTGGAGTATGCAAGCCCGGATGCCGCAATCGCTAAGGTCTACGCAGCACACGCGGACGAGTTCACATCGGCGATGACCAAGATTATTAAAGTGATGACCGCTGGCGGCAAGCAAGCGGTGCGGTTCTTCAGCCTGCGCGGCGCCCACCTTCTGGGTATGTTCGCTCGCACTCCGAAGGCGAAATCCTTCCGTGCCTGGGTGCTCGATATCCTCGATCGTGAGCTCGTCGCGCTGAAGGAAGCCGCGCGCGCCAGCGGGGAGATTAGCTACAACACGCGCTTAGCGCTTCAGGGAATCTGCACTGAGGTCTATTTCATGGCCAGCTGGTGGAAAAAATTCGGCCCGGGAATTGAGCTGATCAACCAGCATGCCTACAACCTTATCTACGAGCGGTTCTTGTTTGCGCCTGTCCGCGCCGATGACTTGGTTAAGGAATTTGACCTGCGTTCTTCCAGGGAAGCGGCTCGCACAGAGCAGTGGGATTACTTGGTGCGCGAGAGCCGCAAGGAAGCGAAGTGGGCGGGCCGTCACACGGAGTGCATGCAATGAAGATGCCGACTGCAGAGCGAGTTCGAGAGCTTTTTGATTACGACCCTGATACGGGGATCTTCATTCGCAAGATAACCATCTTCAACGGCAAGAAGGCCGGTACGCGCGCGGATGTAATGAGGCGTGACGGTCGGTTGGCTGGGTACACCAGGATTTGCGTTGATTGTGGCAGATATTTGGCCCATAGGATTGCTTGGCTTTACATGACGGGTAGCTGGCCTTCGGATCATATTGATCACATAAACGGCGACCCATCCGATAATCGTTTCTGCAATTTGCGTGATGTTCCGAGCTTGCTAAATCAGCAGAACCAGCGCAAGCCAAGGCCGGGAACTTGCAGTGGCTATCTCGGCGTCTCGCGGTATGTGGGGAAGCGAGGGGTGCGTTGGTATGCAAATATCACAGCCGAAAAAAAATCCTACTTCTTGGGTTCGTTCGACACTCCGGAAGCTGCGCATGAGGCGTATGTCTCCGCAAAGCGAAGGCTCCACAGGGGGTGCACAATCTGATGATGTAATATTGCCTCCTCATAATAGGAGGCAATATGGATTTCGGTGCGCTAGTCTTTGTGCTGCTCATGGGCGTGGTCGCCCTGTTTATCTACTTCTGGCCGACGCTGCGCGCGCGCGATGTTCGGCACCCGGCATTTACTTCGATCTTTCTGATCAATTTACTGCTGGGCTGGCTGTTTATCCCATGGGTTTTAGTCCTTGCGTGGGCGTACCGGCACAAGAAGGTGGTCGAGCCGCCAACGAAGAAATGCCCGGAATGCGCTGAAATCGTGCTGCTTGAAGCGACACGATGTAAGCACTGTCAAGCAGTAATGAATTAAATCGAAGCCCGCTCAGCGGGCTTTTTTTATTGGGGTAGCAATGGCGACTGAAGAGCGGCGGATTCAATTTGTTACCGAGGTCGACAACACCGGCGCCCGCGCGGGCTTCGATGACCTGAGCCAGCAGGCCGGCCAGATGGCCAACTCGGTCGCGGCCTCGGGCCAGCGCGCCGAGCGCGCGGTAAACGACATTGGCAACGGCGCGGGCGCGTCCTCGGCAAAGGTCGAAGCCGCGCAGCGCAACCTCATCGGCTCGATCCAGCGCACGACCGCGCAAATGGAGGCTGGCTCGCGCTCAAGCGCGAAATACTTCGAGACCCTGGCGCAGCAGCGCGGCGTCGATCCGCAGGTGCTCGAGCCTTACCTGGCTCAGCTGCGCGCAGTCGAGCTGGCGCAGCAGCGTGCTCGCACGGCCGCGACGGGCGGTGCTGCTGGCTTCGACGATCTGGGCGTCAGCGCTGGACAAACCTCGAACGCGCTGCGCCAGCTTCCCGCACAAATTACCGACGTAGTCACTTCGCTCCAGGGTGGCATGGACCCGATGACGGTCCTGATCCAGCAGGGCGGCCAGGTCGTCGACTCGTTTGGCGGGATCCAGCAGGCCTTCCAGGGCGTCGGCCAATACATTATGAGGCTGGTTACACCCTTGACGCTTTTGGCCGCCGCGACTGCCGGCCTGGCAGTAGCTTTTAAGTCGGGCTCGGGAGAGGTCGATGACTACGCGCGGGCAATCGCAGAATCGGGGAATGCTGTTGGCACCACCAGTGACCAGATGGCCGAGGCGGCGCGCCGGGTGGCAGAAGTGTCTGGGTCGCAAAAAGACGCTGGCGCCGCCTTAATTGCACTCGTCGGCGCCAGCCAGGTTTCAGGCGAGAATATGCAGCGCTTCGCTTCTGTCGCTGTCGAGGGCCAGCGAGTTCTAGGTCGTAGCATCGCGGACACCGTGGCGGAATTCGATGCCTTGGGCGGGACTCCCCTCCAGACATTGATCAGTCTGAACGACAAGTACCACCACATTAACGCTGAAATCTTCGAGCAGGTGAAGGCGCTCCAGGATGTCGGAAGGGCGGCGGATGCTGCGTCGGTCGCTCAACTTGCTCACGCTGAGGGAATCGATCGACAAAACAAGCGCGTTCTCGACACCTTGTCCGACTGGGAGCGCGGGTGGCTTCGGATTAAAAAGGCCGCCTCTGACTACATGGATATGGTTCCAGGAGTTGGGCGCGCGCCGACTGACTTCGAGAAGATAAATTCGCTCCTAGATACCCGAGAGCGGATCGAGACAAACATCGCCGACGCAATGGCGCGCGGAGACAGGTTTGGCGAGCGCCGGCAGCGCGAAGCTCTTGCGCGCACCGAGGCTGAGATTAAGGCTGTTCGGGAGAGCAGCGATGCAAAAAAAGCGGCGGCAAAGGCCGAGGCTGATGCTGCGCAAATCACCGAGGCACGGAACAAGTGGTTGGCCGATAGTGACAAGTATCTGACTAAAGCGGCTCGGCTCGAGCGTGACCTCGCAAAGGCTCGGAATGAGGGCGCCGCCGCTTTTCCGGGGGATGACCCAGAGCAGAGCGCGCAGCGTGAAAAGGTAATCGCAGACCGAATCAAGGCGATCCGGCAGTCGTACCTCCAGGGCGACTGGGACGCAGCCGCCAAAAAGCGCGAGGATGCAATGCGCGCCGAAGCCGCGGCACTGGCCGAGATTTCGGGCCTGACCACCACGTTCGCGGCCGACTGGAAGATGCTCAGTGACCTGTATGCAAAGGGCGCGATTTCGCTGGAGGATCTGACGAAGCAGCAGGCTAATCTGCTGGCGAACCAGCCAGGCATCAAGGCGGCAGCCGAGCAAGAAATCGCGGATCGGAAAATCCTGATCGAGTCGGCCGAGCAACTTGCCAAGGCGATGGACGCCACCGCCGCAGCGCGCAACAAGGCTGTCGGCGACCTCGCGGCACAGCGTGCCGAGAACGAGCAGATTGGCATGGGCGCCTTGGCGCTCGCCGAATTCAACGCGGCCCAGATCGAGGACCTGGCGCTGCGCGCCGAGCGTAAGATCATGGCCGCCGATGGTATCGACATCAGCGGAAAGATGGCGCAGGATCTGCGAGAGGAGGCGGCAGCGCTTCGTGCGCGCGCGCAGGCCGTTCGGGAGGGGGCTGTTGAAGAGGCGGCCTATGAATCGAACAAGCGGGCACTGGACGAGCTGAACCGCTCCCTTGACCCGGGCCGCGCTGAGACGTTTGGCGAAGCCTTGCGCGAAGCGTTCGGCACTGCCGGCGATTCGATCTCTCGCCTGACTTCATCCTTGGATTCCTTCGGCCGTAAGCAGGCAAAAATCGCCGAGGATCGCGCGGCTGCTGAGAAGCTTCGAGGCACGAAGGACTTCGACGAGATCAAGTACCAGAAGACGATCGCCGAGCTGAACGAGCGGGACACGAAGAATCGCCTCGCTGGCTATGGCGCCATGACCGGCGCCGCTGCTGGCTTCTTCGACGAGCAAAGCCGCGGCTACAAGGCCCTGCAGACCGCATCGCAGGTGTTCCACGCGGCCGAACTGGCGATGACGCTGGCAGAGCTGGTGCCAAAGGGTATCGCTGCCGTGCTGAACCAAGGCACCGGCGACCCGTACTCCGCATTCGGCCGCATGGCTGCCATGGCGGCCATCGTGGCCGGCCTGGGCGTTGCCATCGGTGGCGTGTCGGGCGGTGGTGGCGTGCCTCTGTCGCAGCAGCGGCAGGAGAAGCAGGGTACCGGCTCGGTGCTGGGCTCGGACGCCAAGTCGGAATCCATCAGCCGCGCGCTTGACGCCATCGAAGGCGCCACGCTGCAGGGCCTGGGCATCAGCAACGGCATGCTGACCTCGCTGCGCAACATCGAGGCCGGCATTGGGCAGTTCGCCTCGCTGCTGGTGCGCACCACCGGCGTGACCGGCGACTTCGGCAAGGACATGGGCAAGAACGTGTTCGACTCGAAAGCGATCGGGATCGGCGGCGCGGCCGGCGGAGCGGTGCTGGGCGCGATGGGCGGCGCTTATGTTGGTATGGGTGCCAGCCAGATCGGGCTCATGCTGGGTGGCCCGGTCGGCATGGCCCTCGGCGCGGCGCTGGGCGCGATCATCGGCAAGACCTTCGTGGGCAAGGCGCTGACCAGCGTCTTCGGCGGCAAGACCACCGTCGAAGATACCGGTTTTGCGGTCGACCGCGCGAACTTCTCGACGATCGCGGCTGGTGGCCTGAGCGCCATGCAGTACGCCGACATCAAGAAGGATGGTGGCTGGTTCGGCAAGGACAAGAACAGCACCGCGCTCGAGGGCCTGGGCCTGGAGGGCAACCGCCAGATCGCCAGCGTCCTGCTGTCGCTGTACGACACCGTGCTGGAAGCCGGCACGATGCTCGACATCGGCGCCGACGGGTTCGCCGCGCAGCTCAACAGCTTCGTGGTGGACATCGGCAAGGTCAGCCTGAAAGGATTGTCTGACGACGAGATCCAGAAGGAACTGTCGGCGGTGTTCTCGAAGGTCGGCGACGACCTGGCCAAGTTCGGCGTGGGTGGTCTGGAGCAGTTCCAGCAGGTGGGCGAGGGCTACCTCGAGACCCTGACCAGAGTGGCCACCAACTACCAGGCGGTGGCGGTGGTTACCGATTCGCTGGGGATGACGTTCAGCTCGCTGGGCCTGGCCTCGGTCGGTGCGCGCGAGCGGCTGATCGGCCTGGTCGGCGGGCTGGACGAATTTACCTCGAGCGCCGACCAGTTCCTGTCCGACTTCTATTCGGACAAGGAGCGCGCCGACGCGCTGCGCGGCCGGATCACTCCGACGCTGGACCAGTTCGGGATCAAGACCGGCGCCGACGACTCGCTGCAGCAGTTCCGCAGCGTGGTCACCGGCCTGGACCTGACGACCGAGGCCGGCGCCCGCGCCTACGCCACGCTGATGCAGATCGCCCCGGCGTTCAAGCAGATCGCCGACGTCGATGCCAAGATCTTCGAGGAGCGGGCCGACCTGCAAAAGGAATTGGACCAGCTCACGCTGTCCGAGACCCAGCTGCTGGCCCAGCAGCGCGCCGCGCTCGACGAGAGCAACCGCGCGCTGTTCGACCAGATCCAGGCGATCAAATCGAAGACCGCGGCCGAGGAGGCTGCAACTGCGGCAATCGAAAGGGCAAAGGCCGATGCGACGTCCCTGTTGGGCGGCGTGGACAGCGCTTTCTCGGTGCTGCAGCGGGTTGCCGGCCGCCAGAAGGAAGCGCTCCAGGAGGATATCCAGGCGCGCACCGAGGCGGTCAACAAGCTGCGCAGCCTGACGGATGCCGCGCGCAACTCGCTCAACGGGATGCGCACGCCGGAGCAGCAGCAGGCGAGCCAGGCGCAGGCCCGTGCGGAGATCGGTGCAGCGCTGGCCATCGCCCGCGCCGGCGGCGGCCTGGGCGACGTCGAGAAGCTGCAGCGCGCAATCGCCAACTTGGGCAACGGGCCGGCCACGGAAGCCTACGCCAGCTATCAGGACTACCAGCGCGACCTGTTCCAAACCCAGGGCGAGCTGGCCGAACTGGGCAAGCTGACCGACAGCGCGTTGACGGTGGAGGAGCGTGCCCTGAACGCCGCGCAGGACCAGGTCAAGCAGTTGGACCTGATGCTGGCGCGCGAGCAGGAGCAGATCGACGTCCTGAAGGGTATCAGCACGACGGGACTTTCGATCGTGGACGCGCTGCGGGCGCTGCAGGGCGCGCTGGCAGCTGCCAACGCCAACCCAGTCGTGGCCGCCAGCTCCGCCATCAACAATGCCTACCAGCAGTACCTGGGCCGCGCGCCAGATGCCGAAGGGTTCGAATGGTGGAAAAACGCTGCCGCCAGCGGCGCGCCAATCAGCCAGATCGTCGACGGTATTGCTGGCTCGACCGAAGCCGAGCTCAATCGCCTCTATAAGGACGTGCTCGGGCGGGCGCCGGATGCCGAGGGTCTCGCATTCTGGAAGAGCGCCTACGGGTCGACCATGAGCGAGGCAGAGAAGGCGGATTGGCTGAAGGCGGCTCAGAAGGATGCTCTCGGCAAGCTGCCAGGGTTCGCGATCGGCACCAACTTCGTCAAGTCCGACATGCCGGCAATGATCCACCAGGGCGAACGCATCATGCCCGCGGCCGACAACCGCGAGTTGATGCGCCGCCTGGCCAACCCGGAAAGCAATTCGGAGGCGCTGGCCGCCGAGGTGGCGCGCCTGTCGGCCGTGCTCGAGGCGCAGCAGCGTGAAAACGTGGAGCTGCGCGAAGCGTTGCGCGATGGGTTGCTGGCGATCGCCACGCACACCAGCAACACCGCGAGCCACCTGGACGACGTGGTGAACGGTCGCAAGCCGATCGCCACTGAGCCCGCCCAGCCTGTACCAGCATAAGGAGCCCGATGGATATCATCGAACCCGTCACCCTGGGTGATGTTAGCTGCACGCGCGCCACGTCGGCGCCGTACTACGACCGGAATGGCGTGCAGCAGATGGCGCCGCCGAACACTCTCCGGGTCACCTACGATCCGGCCGATCTGAGCAAGGCTCCATACGCCTTGCTCGATGCGGGCGAGGTAATCGGCGCCGGCGCGGGCCTGGTCTATTCGAACGTGCCGATCGCCGAGCAGACCTACAGCTCGGCGGCGACGTACGCGAAAGATGCACTGGTCTACGACCCGGCAAGCCACAACGTCTACCAGTCGCTGATCGCCAGCAATACTGGCAAGGCGCTGACGGACACGAGCGCCTGGACGCCCCGCGGCGCGGTCAACCGCTGGGCAATGCTGGACCAATACAACAACACCCAGACCTCCCATCCGGAGGAGATCATCATCGTTGTTTCGCCCCAGGTGATCAGCCAGGGCTTTTACATCGGCAACGTCGATGCGGCCGAGGTACGTGTGTCGGTGGTCGACCTCAGTAAGGGCCTGGTCTACCGTGAAGAGCAGTCGCTGAAGGTCTCGACGTCCGGCTCGAGCTTCTTCAACTGGTGCTTCAAGCGGATCCGCCGTAAGACCTGGGCGGTCAGCTTGAAGTTGCCTCCGTATGCACGGGCGCTGGTCACGATCGCCATCCGGAAGCCCGGCGGCGTGCCGAAGTGTGGCATGTGTGCGATCGGTCCGACCGCGGATCTCGGCAAGACGCTGATGACCCTGGGTGCCGAGATCAAGGACTTCTCTGATACCTCGTTCAATTTCGATGGCACCAGCAAGACCCAGTACCGTAACTGGGCGAAGCGCATCACCGCCGACGTAATGGTCGATGCCTCGCAGGTCGATGCAGTGTACGAGCTGATGGCGGATTACCGACAGAAGCCGATTGTCTGGGTCGGGTCGCAGAATTACGGCTTGGCGATCGCCTACGGGCGATATTCGAGCCTCAAGCCTGTGGTGAAAGGTAAAACACGTTGGGACATGTCCCTGCAAATTGAAGGAACCGTATGACGATCTCCGTATTGCTCGATCCGGCCCAGATGCCGGACCAGTCCCAAGACCAGCTGGACTTCGACAATAAGATGTCGGGCTTCATGCGGGATCTGCCGATCCTGGCCAACCAGATCAACGAGACCGAAGCGGGCATGAACCTGCTCCAGGCCGGCGGCGCCTATGCCATCCGGTACGTCTTTGACACGGCGACGGCAGACGCCGATCCCGGTGCCGGCAAGCTGCGCCTGTCGAGCGCCACCCAGAACACCTCGACGACCATGCGCCTGGACCTGACGGCCGGTGGCCAGGACTACACGACGCTGCTCGACACTTTCGATTCCTCAACTAGTGCGATTAAAGGCTCGATCCGCCTCGTCAAGCAGGGCGACATGAGCAGGTGGATGACGTTCGACGTCACCGCGCGCGCGGCTCCGACCGGCTACCGCAACCTGACTGTCGTGTGCACCGACAGCAGCTCGGCAAACCCGTTCGTCAACGGCGACGGCGTGCTGCTGTTCTTCCAGCGCACCGGAGACAAGGGGGAGGCTGGTTCTGGCGCGGTCACGCTCCTGGGGGCGACGTTCGTTTCATCTGCAGTGGCGAACATTGACTTCCTGAACATCTTTAATTCGACCCACGATCGTTACACGATTGAGATACAGGGGCTTCGCACTGAAACCGCAAACCAGACTTTATGCATGCGACTTGCAATCGGCGGGGTGGCCGCCGCAGATTCCTACCGAACTATGGCTGCTCACGGGCAGGCGGTCGCGGGATCTGGCGCTCAGCTGGAGCTCGCCGGGCTCACAAGCAATTTGCCGGCGCAAGCATGCAGTGCAACGATTGAGGTGCGAAACGCAAATGCATCAACGCTGAAGAGTGTGGGCTTCCGCGGCGTGACGTTCAGCATTCCCAACAATGGAATGATTGCAAACATGCAGGAAGGCGGCTACGCCGGAACTAGCCCTGTTTCGGGATTCCGCCTATTCCTTCTGAGCGGAGGCAATTTCTTGGCTGGAGCCACCATCCGTATCTATGGACACAGGAACACGCAATGACTCGACAGGTAAATGTAGACGGCGTCACCCGCGACGCCACCCCCGAGGAGCTGGCCGAGATCGAGGCGCGCGCGAGCGAGCCAGCTCCGCCGCAGCCGCGCCACCTCACGGTTCTCGCGTTCCGGAACCGATTCACGCGGGCCGAGAAAATCCGCATCGAGCTGGCCGCAATCGACGACCCTGCCGCCAGCGCTGAAAGCCGCGCGCGCGCTGCGACTGTGCGCGTCGGCCAGGCTGATCTGGCGGCAGCGACCTATGTCGACGTCGACCGCGCCGACACCCGCGAGGACGTCCAGGCGTTCGAGGCGATGGACCTGCTCGACGCGCCAGGCCGCGCGCTGGCAATCCTCGACGACCCGATCCAGGCGCATGAGCGCTACACCGGCTGATCACCTCCTGAAAGGAATCCGATGACCCTCAAGGCAGCTTTCTACCGCGGCACGCGCCCGGGCCTGGCCGGCATCTACAACCGCTTGGTGCGGTGGTGGACCCGATCGCCGTATTCGCACGTCGAGCTGGTGCTGTACGAAAGCGTGCTGCACGGCCGCTCGCTCGCGGCTTCGGCGTCCAATATGGACGGCGGCGTGCGCACCAAGGTGATCGACTTCGACCCGGCGCGCTGGGACTTCATCGAGCTGCCCGACGCCCTGGCCGAACGTGCGTGGCAGTGGTTTCGCGAGCACGACGGCGCGCCGTACGACCTGGTAGGCAACCTGCAATTCGTGCTGGCGCCGATCCCGCACAGCCAGCGCCGCTGGTTCTGCTCCGAGGCGGTGGCCGCCGCGCTCGGCATCCCGGACCCCTGGCGATACTCGCCCGGCACGCTGGCCAGCGCGCTCACCCTCATGCAACAGCCCGCTCCGGCGGGTTTTTTTACGCCCATCGAAAGGCAACAATGAGCAAAATTTCCGCGCCCGAGCTGGGCAGCTACGCCGGCGCCGGCACCGCAATCGGTGCATCCATGACGCTGACGGAGGTGGGCGTCATCGTCGGTATTGCTACGGCGCTGCTGACGTTCATCCTCAATTTCCTGTACATGCGTCGGAAGGACGCGCGCGAGCAGCGCCTGGCCGACCTCGAGCAGCGCGAACGCGAGGTGCGCCTGGCGCAGCTGCAGGCCCAGGCGTGCGAGGTGACGTCGTGATGCGCCGGGCCGGCCTGGCCGGTATCGTCGGCGCCGTCGCCGCCGGCGCGCTGCTCGTCCTGACGCCGCGGTTCGAGGACACCAAGCTCACGACCTACCGTGACCTGGGCGGCGTGCTGACCTACTGCACCGGCGCCACCGAGAATGCACAGTGGGGCAAGACCTACACGCCGGAGCAGTGCCGGGCGCAGCTCGACCGCGACCTGGAGCGGCACGCGGCCGGGATCGCGCGCTGCGTGCCGCTGGACCGCCTGACCGATAGCCAGAAGGTGGCCTTCGTCGACGCGGCCTACAACATCGGCGTGAGCGCCTTCTGTGGCTCGAGCATGGCGCGCCGGGCGAACGCGGGCGACATGGCCGGCGCGTGCGACGCTCTGCTGATGTGGAACAAGGTGGCCGGCCGGGAGGTGCGCGGGCTGACGCTGCGGCGCCAGGCCGAGCGCGACATCTGCCTGCGGGGGCTGCCGTGATCCCCGGCCCGTACCGCGCGCTGGCGGCCAGCATCCTGGTGCCGGTCGGTCTGCTGCTGGCCGGCGCCGCCGGCTGGGTCGCCAACGGCTGGCGGCACGGCGCCGAGATCGCGGAGCTGCGCCGCGCGCACGCCGAGTTCCAGGCCGGCCTGTCCGAGCAGGCCCTGGCCGACGTCCAGGCTGACGCTGCGACGATCCGCGCGGCCGCGACCGAGTTCGCCGCCATCCAATCCACCCTGGCGCCGCACATGACGGCGCTCACCAAGGAGCTGCGCAATGCGAAGCCTCTGCCTCCTGATTGCCGCCCTGATCCTGTCCGGGTGCGCAACCTCGACGCCGCAATCGACGCCGCCAACACAAGCATCCCTCGATAGCGCGCTGGCGGCGCCGTGCCCAGCAGTGGCGCGCCCGGCCGCCGACGATTTCGACGCCTGGCAGGCCTGGGCTATCGAGCTGTTGCGCCAGTACGCGGAATGTGCGGCGCGGCACGCGAAGACGGTTCAGGCCTGGCCGAAGTAGGGCGGCGCCGCAGCCAGGGCTTGAGCAGCACGCGCACGGCCAGCTCGAGCGCGACGCCCTGGGCGCGCAGCCCGGCTGCGGCCGCATGTGCGCCGTGTGTCGCGGCGAGGTTGATGGCCAGGTCGAGCTGGGCAGCGGTAGCGCGGTCGGTTCGAGTATGCATCGCGATAGGGTAGCCGACTGGCCGGTGCCCGCCGCGAGCGGTATCAATCTGGCATGGTGCTATACTGTATAAACGTACAGTATTTCAGCGAGTCAACTATGTCCACGCCAGCCGCCATCATCAACCCCGAAGACCTGCACCCGTCCCTATGGCGTGCTTCGCAGCTGGCGCGCAACCACACTCGCTGCGTCAGCACCGGCCACCCGGCGCTCGACAACCAGCTGCCGGGCGGCGGCTGGCCAACTGGATCGATGACGGACCTGCACACGCAGCAGCCAGGGATCGGCGAGCTGCGACTGCTGGCGCCCGCGCTATCCAAGGTGGCGAAGCGGCAGATCGCCTTCCTGCAGCCACCGCACCCGCCCCAGGCGCTGGCCCTGGCCGCCATGGACATCCCGCCCGAGTCGGCGCTGTGGCTGCGCGCCGACCGCACGGCTGATGCTCTGTGGGCCGCCGAGCAGGTGCTGCGCAGCGGGAGCTGCGGCGCGCTGCTGTTCTGGCAGCACCAGATTCGGGCCGAGAGCCAGCGCCGCCTGACGCTGGCGGCCCAAGAGGGCGAGACGCTGTTCTTCATGATCCGGCTGCTCGCCTCGGCGCAAGACGCTTCGCCGGCGCCGCTGCGACTGGCGCTACGCCCGCGCGCCGGCGGGCTGGAGGTTGGATTCGTGAAAAGGCGAGGGCCGCAGCGCGACGAGCCGCTATTCCTGCCGATGCAGATCAACCCTGCGCACCGTCTTCAGCCGCAACGCCAGGTGTTGCCGCTGCACCAGGTTGCAGAGCCGGTCATGGTCGAATAA